AGGAGCAAACTAATGGCTAGTGTATATGATATAATAAAGGGAATCAATCAAGCGGCAGCAAATGCCTACGACGGCACACAAATTGCCAGTTATAATGCTGATGATAAGGCAATTAAGATTGGTCTACGACGAGAAGAAGGTAATCCAATTACCGACTCTAGAGTGATGGACGGTTTTAAAGTCCGCATTCTGGGACCCAAACTTATTGTTTCCTATCAAACGGAACTTCCAATGAGAGATGTTCACAATACCAAGATTGACCAAGAGATGGAAGAGATATACGCAGATATCATTAAATTTTTGAAAAAAGAATATAAGAGCATCACCAAAGAAACTCTGACGTTGAAGGATGACGGACCTGTCCGGATGTTTCTGCAAAATATGTCTCGGGTTCGAACTTGGGCGCAGTGTGAAAAGGTCTATACTATTGGAAATCTTAAAGGAGTTATCGAAGTTGGCGAACCTTCAAAGGACACTGTGGACAAGCGCTTCAAAGATTTCCTAGAAAAAGGGGGCCTGGGCAAGAGACCCAAGAACGATAAACGCAAAAAAAGTGAATAATGTCGTACAAGTTAACCAAAAAACAGATTATCAAAGAGGTAGTCAAGTGCGGCAAAACCCCTCTTTATTTTATTAACAATTATTGTAAAATACCTCACCCTGGTAAGGGACTCATCCCATTTAAGACTTACGATTTCCAAGGTGATCTCATTGAGGAAATGACCCTTCACCGTTTTGTGGTATGTCTTAAAGCTCGTCAGTTGGGAATCTCAACGATTACGGCGGCTTATATCGCTTGGCTGGTGTTGTTTCATCGCGATAAAAATGTTTTAATTGTCGCAACTAAGTTAGCTACCGCGGCAAACCTTGTGCGAAAGGTTAAGATCATTTTAAAAAATCTGCCAAATTGGATGAAGATCTCCGAGTTAATAGTGGACAATAAAAACAGCATTGAGCTTGGCAACGGAAGTCAAGTCAAAGCGTCGTCAACCAGCGGCGACGCCGGTCGTTCGGAAGCACTTTCCTTGCTCGTTATTGACGAGGCCGCCCACATTGAAGGCCTAGAGGATCTGTGGACCGGTCTTTATCCTACCATCTCAACGGGTGGTCGATGCATCGCCATCTCCACCCCTAATGGTGTGGGTGATTGGTTTCACGAAACTTATATCAATGCGGAAGCGGGGCAGAACGAGTTTATGGCAACTCGCCTTCCATGGGACGCTCACCCAGATCGCGACCAGGAGTGGTTTGAAATCGAGACAAAGAACATGAGCCGCCGCCAAATCGCTCAAGAGTATGAATGTAACTTTAATACCTCTGGTGATACCGTTGTTCATCCCGATGACATCATGAGAATTAAAGAAAACATCCGAGAGCCAACGCACAAGGTCGGTTTTGACCGCAATACCTGGATATGGGAAGAGCCAAAGAACGAAAATAATTATTTGATTGTCGCCGACGTATCCCGAGGAGACGGAAAAGACTTTAGCACGTTTCACGTTTTTAAGCTAGAAACATTGGAAATTGTATGCGAGTACAAAGGAAAACCAGCCCCTGACTTGTTTGCAGAAATCTTACACACTACAGCGCGGGAATACAATAAAGCCCTCCTTGTGGTAGAAAACAACTCGGTAGGATTCCATGTCTTAGAAAAACTACGAGAAAAGGAATATGACAACATTTATTTCTCGAAGAAGGGAACTCATGAATATGTAGATCAATATGTTGCCGAAGGAAACTCCAGCGTAATTCCCGGCTTCACCACTTCTAATAAAACGCGCCCGTTGATTATAGCAAAGTTCGAAGAGTTCATAAGAAACAAAATGTTAACTATTTATTCTAGCCGTCTCGCGAACGAATTAGACACTTTTATTTGGAGAAATGGAAGACCCGAAGCACAAAGATCTTATAATGACGATTTAATCATGGCCGCGGCCATCGGCTGCTGGGTGCGCGACACTGCAATAATTGAAAATCAACGAGAAACAGCATACAAAAAAGCTTTTCTAGATGCTATAATGACAAGTAATTCGCAATTAGACACCAGAGTTCCTGGACAACACAAGCGAAGCATGTTGGAAAGAGCCTTCGATGAAAGGCAGAAAATGAAAGACCACATGTGGATTTTAAAAGGATAAAACATGGCTGACGGCAAGAACACACGTAACCCCGACTCACCCCTCTTTAAACGACTCACTCGATTGTTTTCAGGGCCAATCGTAAACTTTAGATCTCAAAACCCACGGCAGCTACGCCGCCGGCGCCTGGATAAGTATGCGCGGCAGTTTAAAGATGTGGCCGGCCAAAAGTTCGAAAGACTGGGTTATAACCCTCTGGATAATTATTCTTCGTACACCATGGACACGCAGAGTCGGCTTACACGCTATGCGGACTTTGATCAAATGGAGTACACTCCCGAACTTGCGTCTGCCCTGGACATCTACGCAGATGAGATGACCACCTTCAATGTATACAATAAGATGTTAAAGATCCAGTGTCCGGACGAAGAGATCAAGCAGCTACTAGAGACATTATTTTATAAAGTATTAAATTTGGAATTTAACCTGTTTGGCTGGTCCCGAACAATGTGCAAGTATGGTGACTTTTATCTGTACTTGGATATCGATGCGGAAATGGGCATCAAAAATGTCATAGGACTCCCCAGTCGAGAAATTGAAAGATTAGAAGGGGAAGACAAAAACAACCCCAATTACATCCAATATCAGTGGAACTCTGCTGGGGTCACCTTTGAGAACTGGCAAGTGGCCCATTTCCGCATCCTTGGCAATGATAAATTTGCGCCGTATGGCACCTCTGTTTTGGATTCATCCAGAAGAATCTGGAGACAACTAACACTTCTAGAAGATGCTATGATGGCATATAGAATCGTCCGCTCACCAGAGCGAAGAGTCTTCTATGTAGACGTCGGAAATATCCCACCGCAAGACGTAGAACAATTTATGCAGCGTTTCATAACCTCAATGAAGCGTAATCAGGTTGTTGATGCGGACACCGGCCGTGTGGACTTAAGATATAATCCAATGTCCGTTGAGGAAGATTATTTTATTCCGCAACGTGGCGGTGTCTCAACAAAAATTGAGAGCTTGCCGGGAGGCACGTTCACTGGAGATATCGACGATGTGAGATATCTAAGAGAGAAGATGTTTGCAGCCTTGAAGATCCCAATGTCTTATTTGATCCGCGGAGAAGGGGGTGAGGAAGATAAAGGCGCATTAGCGCAAAAAGACATTCGATTCGCAAGAACGGTCCAAAGGTTGCAACGCTCTCTCATTACGGAGCTTGAGAAGATAGCCGTAGTTCATCTTTATGTATTGGGCTTCCGCAACGATGACCTTCTCTCTTTCAGTTTGAAGCTTAACAATCCATCTAAAATTTCAGAACTTCAAGAGTTGGAAAGCTGGCGCACCAAGTTTGAGATTGCCAGCAATGCCACTGAAGGCTTCTTTAGCAAGAGGTGGATCGCCAATAATTTGTTTGATCTTTCAGACGAAGATTTCTTGCGTAACCAACGCGAACTTTTCTATGATAAGCAAGTAGCCCAACAATTAGAAGGGGTCGCAGCAGGCGAAGAAGGCTTTGGCGGCGGCGGTGGCGGCGGTGGCGGAGATTTCGCCATGGACACGGGCGAAGACTTAGGCGGCGAAGACTTAGGCGGTGAAGATCTGGATCTGGGGGGTGCCCCAGGAGGCGAACCTGAAGCCCCTGCCGGCGACGAGAGTCCGCTCCTTGCCACTCCTCCAGAGCCTCCCGCAGGCAAGCGCGATGATACTGTAAAGTATATCAATAAGACAACTGGCGAGACTACAACCAACAAGTCCAAAGGTAAGGTCTATCGGCCTGAAAAATACG